TTGGGGGACGTTCAGGGCTGCCTGTAGGTCGATGGGATCGACGTCCGCGCCAGTGTCGATCGCGTTCACTACCCGGTCGAGTGCCAGGCGTGCCTGCTGGATGGCGCGCTGCTGGTCGAGAACTGCGTCGAGGTCGATGTCATCGGCGTTGGCGTCGGCCTGTGCTACGACGCGTCCAAGGTCGTCCTGAAGCTGCCGGAGGCTGAGCGTGGTGTTGAGGACTGCGGCGACATTGACGTCGGGGGCGCCGTTCTCGGCGATGGTGACGACGCGGGCAAGGTCTCGTTCGAGCTGTGGGAGCGCGCGGGTGGCGTTGACGATGAGATCGACTTCGGCCTCGGATGCCATGGTTCACCTCCCTCTGTCAGGCCATGCCGGGCATGTTGCGGGCGGCGGCAACCATGGCGTCGAAGTCTTCGCTGTCGTCCCACTCGTCCTCGAAACCGGCTGGGGGCGCGGCCAACTGCGAGTCGAACTTGAAGACGTCCTCTTCCTTGCTGTTGCGGGTCATGAGGGTGTGGACGGCTGCGCACCACTCGCCCAGCGACCGCGCCCACGGGTCGACCCCAGCAAGCAGGAGGTGTCCCAGGACGGCCGGCTGCGCGCCGAGGCTGAGTAGCCGGTACGACTCCCACCATGCGCGGCCCCCCGCCTGGGAGAGTGCGTCGTACGAGCCCTGCACTGCGGTCTCCAGAGCCAGGTCGCCCGCAGCGAGCCGCCCGATCAGCCACGCCCGGCCATCCTCGTCAGCCAGACGCATGAGGGCGAGCGATGGCCGCGAGTCGGCCACTGCGGTCAGCCAGTGGCCCGCTGCGCGGTACGGGACCGTGACCGGATGCCCCGCCACCTGCACGGTGACGGCGCTCCGGGAGATCGCGGCGAGGATGTCAGGCATCGCCCGTGCCGGAGAGCTGGGAGATGACGTTGACGAACTCGGCGAATTCGACGGCACCGACGAGGAGCTGCTCGTTCATCCACTTCCAGTTGGCCTCGCCAACGGCCGATCGGATGACCGTCCGGGTCGCGGACAGCACGGCTTCGTTGCCGTCGTCCTTGGCCAGCTGAATGGCGATGGCCTGTCCATCTGTGATGCGCCTCCCGCGCAAGGTCTTCCCGGCGAAGGTGAAATTCCGGGGCACTTCCACCCGATCGGGCTGAGGGACAGCGTGCGCGCTACTGGGGGTCTGCGAGGCGATGTCGAGCGTATCCATGTTGATCATCCCTGTCTGAAGCTGTATCCGCGTGCTGCGGCTGTCTCACGAAGCGCCTGGTCCAGGAAGGGCCTGGCGTGGGTTCCGGGGTGGTGGACGACCTTGGCGTATACGACCCGGCCGCCGACCACGAACCGCAGTGCCTGCGCCCGGCGCGGCCGGATAATGTGCGGCCCGGTCCCGTCGTTCACCCACGGCGCGTACTCCACATCCGAGCCGACCGTCACCATCGGGCGCAGCGTGTACGTACGGCGGAACTCCTGCCGCAGCGACGCCCGAAGCCGCCCCGTGTCAACCGGCGCCAAGATCCGTGCCCGGTTCAGGAGTTGCCTGCCCGCGGCCTCCAGCTCCCGCCGGTTCGCTCCCCGGATCGTCCGGTTCAGCGCCGCCCGATCCAGCCGTACTCTCGCCACCGCCCGCCACCACCTTTACGAGTCCCGCGTTGATCCAGCCCTGCGCGCGCCCGTCCAACTCGACGAGCCCGGCGTCCCCGGCGATGAGGCCGTTGAACGACGTCAACACCTCGATCCGTACCTGCGCAGTCTTCTTCCGAGCCGCCATGCGTCAGCACTCCGAGCAGTCGAGGATCACGGTCACGAGCTGAGTCCCCCACAGCGCGCCACCCTCCGGCCCATGCGGCTCCCACACCCCCGGCGTCACGCCGCCCAGCGCGTAGGTGTCCGACACGATCGGCTCGAAGCAGCACGACGCTCGGCGCATCGCTGCGGCGTCCGCGTCCATCAGCAGCGCCGCCGCCGTCCAGTCGTCACATGACGGGCCCGACGCCGTCGTGCCGTACGGAAGGCAGCGCACGACCGCCATCTCCAGATCGACCGCCCACGCCGAATGCCCGCACGCCGTCGGCATGTCGTCTGCGGACTGCTCCTGTATGGCCAGCCGGACCGGCCTCACCTGCGTCACGCGCACCCACGCCAGGCCACACGCCTCGTTCTCCGCAGTGCCTGCCGAGATGGGGATCGTCTCGCCCGCGCGCAGGCACACCTTCTCCGCGGGGATCGGCGCTGGACCCGCGTCCAGTTCGGCGTGGAAGCAGATGAGGAGCTGCTGCGCGAGGTCTCCGGGAAAGGCCATCAGACGTACCTCACCGGTGTGACGTCGGGCGAGTGAACGCGGGAGCGCTGGCGTTTGCTGGTGGGGTTGACGGAGCGGATCCACAGGTCGACGTTGGCGATGCCGGTCAGTCCGTCTCCGGTGATGGCCTGGGGGTCGACGACCTGAACGTTGATGCCCTGGCGGGAGAGGGACTGAAGCTGCTGCGGCAGGGCGCACGAGGCGTCACCGCTGCATGCCTTCGCGAACTCACAGGCCAGTTCCCCGGCCGCGATGGCGCCCGCAGGGGGGAGCGGCAGCCCGGGGCTGAGCGTGACCGCGAACGAACCCGCCTCGGTTATGCCGACGTTCATGTCCTGGCAGTCGGGCCAGCACTCGCCATCCGTCCGTACAAGGAGATGCCCGTTGTCGAGCCGGTACGCCGACGGATCAAGGACGATGCCGTCGACACGGACCTCCGTGACCGTGGCTGGCCCCGGGATGGGGACCTCGCAGCGGGCGCGGCAGGAGCATCCGCCTTTGCCGCACAGGCAGTTGCGCCATGCCCCGGCGCCATCGATGTACGGCAGCATCCACGGCATGCCTGAGCCGGACGCGCCGGGCCAGCCGACGGGCCATGTCATGTAGCCGCCGTAGCCCTGGCATTTGGGGCCGCAGGGGCGCACAGTGACCGGGCACTGGCCGAACTGGTGGCCGGTAAGGCTGTCGAGGATGCCCATGGCCCACGCGGTGGCAGCAGCCTGTACCGCAGGGCTGTAGTCCGCCCAGCCGGGGCAGCAGGACGTGTCCAGCGTCCAGTCGCATGCGGGCATTCGGCGCTCCTTGCGCGGGTGTCCGGGCCTGCCGCCTGGGGGAGGTAGCGGCAGGCCCGGGGCGGGTCAGGCAGCCAGCGCGATCGCGCCGCAGGCCGGGGTGGGCGGGGCGACGGTGGTGACCTCGAAATGCTGGTGCACCGAGGGACCGATCGCGGTCTCCAGCGGGCCCTCCGGGAACGGGGTCACGGCGGACTTGATGACGTCGTACGGGCCGACTCCCCAGCCGGAGCCGGTGCTGGTACGTGCCGTCAGGGTGAGGGTGAGCGCGGCGTTCGCGATGCTGGCCTCGCCGATCCGGGCCTGGACGACGAACGGCCACAGCCAGTACCCGTATTCGAGGCCACCCGCTCCGCAGGACTGGCCGGTCTTCCCGGACCACACCTCCACCGCGAAGTTCGCGGTGCCGGTCAGATCGGAGTCCAACCGCCAGCCGACGGACGACGGGGTGGGCGTCGCATCGTTCACCACCAGCGGGTTCCCGGTGATGATGTTGATCGCCTCAGGATCGATGTTGCAGAACACCATGCTCAGGTCGACCCAGCGGAGCGCCGGACGGCTCTGGTCGTCGATGCACAAGTCACCGTTGGCATCCGGCTGCGTGATCTCCTCGGGATCCTGGTAGTTCGGCGTCATACCAACGCTCACGAAGCCCTTGGTGACCAGCGTGCCCGTCGGGCCCGGTACGGGAGCCCCGCACTCGTCCAGCCGCGTCAGCCGCATCATCTTGCCGCGGGCGTAGCTTCCACAGATGGCAGGCATCAGGCGCCGCCGCCCTTCTTACTCGTGGTCGTACGGCGCTTCGCCGGAACGACCTTGTCGTGGTAGGCGTCCGCGACATCGGACGGGACGACGAACTCGGCGCCCCCCGCGACCGTACGGACGTCCTGCGGATCAGCGGCCAGGCCCAGCAGCAGCCGGGCCGTCTCCTGCACTTCCCCGGGCGGCGGGACCACCCGGCTGTACTCGCTCATTAGCGTCTCCATGGGGTCACGCCTCGGGTGGGGTGATATCGACGACAGCGGGGGCCGCGATGGGTACCTGCACGGCGTGGACGATCGGGCACGCCCACGTGTGCGCGTACACCCGCTCCGCGAGCGCCATGAACTGGTTGTAGGTGCGATCCATGGTCTGGACGACGTTCGGGACGATGGGCTGCTGCATACGGCGGATCCACACCGGCGGCGTCATGAACGCCCACACGCTCCCGGCGTCGGGTGCCGCGCCGGCCGGTCCGGTGATGCCGTAGCCGGAGCCGATGGACCACTGGGATCCGAGCGGGGTGGTGAGGACCCCGGCGGACGGGCTGTCGCTGATCAGCTCGGCGTAGGTGAGGGCGGCGTAGGCGCGGGTGTTGATGTGGATGGTGCCGATGTAGCCGTACGTGTCGTAAAAGCTGTGCTCCAGTGCGGCGATGGCGGCACCGGCGCCGGGGGCGTCAGGAGTTACGGCTACGACGCCTGCGGTGGTGGTGAGTGCCGGGTCTACCGGCGGGCTGGTGCCGCCCCAGACCGCGGCCTCAACCTGCTCCTGCTCCGCGCCGGCAAGCTTGCGGCGTACGGTGCGCTCGACGTCCTGGGGCGTGCGGCCGACGCTGCCGCACTTGTGGGTGGCGTACACCCAGTACGGGTCACCGGCGACGTAGCCGAGGCCCTCGTCGAAGATTTTTCCGGGGTGGGTGTCGCAGTTCGCGTCGTACAGCCGGGCGACGCCACAGTCTTCGGCGGGGAACTGGAAGCCTGCCGCGGCGGTACGGGCGTCGAGGTCATCTGTGACACGTGCGGCGGTGAACAGGCCGTACCGCGGCCGGCCGGGTGATGGTGCTTCGACGAGCTGCGGGTTGGTGAGGATTCCTGCCATGGTCCCTCCCTTCTGGTGTGGGTGGCGGCCGGGCCAGGGACGGGGCCCGGCCGCCGG